TGAAACAATCGCTTGAGTTCTCGTAGCTGTCCCCGATCCCCCTGCAATTTCCGATTCTTTTCCCAGCATAAAAGACGATGCCGCTGTAAGCCGCTCAACGAATTCCAATACCAGACGTATTGCATTGAGTAATCGTTCAATAGGTATGTTGATTTGTGGAAAATATACGTTCTGTTGAGGATTAGTAACTGGGTACATAGCCCGCGGTTTGGCAACGTGCTCGTCTGGGTTATAATCTGAGTTCGGATCATAGAACCCCCACTGTAAAATACTCATTGTGTTAGCGTCTTGAAGCTGTCGGAAACACGCGTCTATTTCTTCAGCTAACGGTTTAACTTGTTCAATAACACCCATACCTAAAAGTTTATGCAGGCGATCAATGAAATTAGTTAATCGAAATGGCCGTCTTCCTCGACGAGAAATCTTAGATGTTTTAAACGCTCTAAGGAATACTTCCTCTTTAAGAGTAACCATAGCACAAATCTCTTCAGCAAATCCGTCTTTGTCCGCATCCCACGGACCGTACCAAATAAGTGTTTCAACATTCTTCATACGACGCTTAGCATTAAGGTCAGCAATCTTCTCAGCTTTCTCAAGCTCTGTTCCGAACTTACTGAGTATTGCTTTATCCACCTCTGACTTAAGTTTCTCGTCGACGTTTAGAGCCATTCCTTCACGTTGCATCTGCTCAAGCTCATGGTAATAAAAATCTTCTACTTTAATTACAGGCTCGCGTTGTATATCTGTACAGCCCGGTTGAGTGATAAATTTCTCGAGTGGGATGACAGTTGCTTTAGGCCTCTCGTCGACTTTCAATAGACGACTTTCAATCGTCATATCAGTACCGTCTTCGTTTAACATAGGTTGTCCGTCGGGACCAATGACAGGAACTGTCTCCGTTTGATCCAAGTCTATCTTACGTACGTCCCAATGAGTTTCCGTTACAACCGTGCCCATCATAATACCTGCACGTACAAACTCAGGAGTGAAAGTTTCTCCCATGCGCATCCACACATTAAGAACCCAATACATAATTTTATTAACCCGCTCAACGCGTTTCTTGTCGGTATACTCTACCGCACGCCAACGTACTATGTCTTCATTCCAAACCGCAGGTACTAATCGTGCTACAAGTAATTCAACGATAGCCTGCGCTATTTTCAAAGATCGTCCGCACATCCACTGCTCAGGTCGTCTATCATCTCCGCCTTCATACAAAGCAATTAGTTCTGCGTACTTCGTGTCAAAATCTTTTCCGTCCCCGTTCTTATCTGTACCCCAATCAGTCTTGTTACGCGCCTCTATACCATTACGATAGTCTTCCATAATAATAGCAGTAAGCTCAATTTGCTGGTCTTCATTTAAAGGCAGTAACAATTCGTTTAGAGGAACCTCTGGATTCTCGATGTCCTCTACGTCATCATTCTCCATCTCATCTTTAAGCGCTCTACTTTGCGGCATTGAACAAAGCCTCTTTTGTTTTCGGTCCGACTATCCCGTCAACAACTAAACCGTTTGCTGATTGGAAAGCCTTAATGGCTTCCTTGGTCTGCTGACCTAGGAAACCATCAATAGGCCCGGGGTTAAAACCTGTTTGAGTTAGTGCTCTTTGTATCTCAGCGGAATTAGAAGAAGGGTCATCTTCTCTAAAATAAAACCTTTGTCTTCCAATGTCCTTGTAATCTTGTGTAGCAAAATCAGGTTCGCCAAATGCTTCCACGTTCTCAAAATAATTAAACTTCTGTATCTCCTCTGGGTTCGTTACCAGATGATTTATAATGTCTACAACCTGCTTAAACGACTTCTCTTCTGTAGGATTAAACTGTTTCGTACTCGCCTTCTTAAACTGCTCACTCTTCTTGTTGTAAGCTGACGAACCTTTCAAAGCTCGCGCCGTTCCCTGAGTCTTCGCTCTGTTCAGAAATACACTCGTGACGCCTGCCATTTCTTCCGGGGACCCGCCCGCAGCTTCTGCAAAAATCGTAGATGCAAACTCTGGGTTCTCGGCTGCTTTTTGAAATACGTCTAAAGGTCCTGACATTAATGGCTTGTACCCCTTATTTACCGAGCCAACCCTTAACCAACGAAAAAACGCTTACTTTCGTTTTAACAACTGTATAGGTCGCATGGCTATCATTACTAAAATCGTATTTGTATTCCTGTACTAAATCAATGTTATCATCGTCGTACAATAATACATCGACTCCTGCACCCGCTTCATTATCATGGTCGTACTTATCATACTGATGTGTATGCGATAAATATTTATCTAAGTATGAATTACTGTAGCTTGGCCCGCTCGTTGAATCTGCGAAAGCTACTGACGCTGAAAAAACTAAAACGGATGCCGCTAATAATAAATTCTTCATAATCTCCAATCCCTTCTTGCTATGTTAATTTGTTCTTCTGAATGTTTCATTACACCGCGTTTGAAAGTGTTCTTTATCATTTCCTTAATGTCCCCGCCGAGGTGACGATTGATTTCTTTAATCACTCTGTAAGCCACTGCGTACTTCCCGTCCAACTTAACTGTAATCTCGACGTACTCTGACTCAACCGGCTGTAAGGATTTAATTCTATTCTTCTCAGCGTCTGCTGTGTTAAGTATACTCTGCAATGTATGTCTAAATGGTTTCATTAATAGTAAGCTATGTCTCTCACGCCGCCGACTCTTCTTCCGCCTCCGCTTCGCTTTCGGCTTTGACTTGATGAGTGCAGTCTACGAGCTCCCCAAACTGCGATGGCTAAGGAGTCTGACTCATCCGGACTTTTAAGTCCACGCTTCTTCATCTCGTCCTTCGTCTCAATCTCAATCTTCCCGGTTCGAGGGTTGATCTTATATCTTATCGACGACAACTGAGATATTAAAGCTTCGTTACCCGGAATCGCAATCTCATCTGATCGGAACAGCTCCCGCATGTTCCAGTAAATCTCATCACGTATTCCTCTAAAATGATAAGGGTCTGTAGGTTTCTGGCTGAAGTTAACCGCTAAGACTCCGTAACCGAGCTCGCGTAACCGATCCGTAACCCCTCCTCCTACACCCGTATCGTCAACCGTGATGTTCATAAGCTTAGCGCCTGCGGATATGGCTTCAGTCACCACCATCTTTACAGCTTCCGTAGTGCTTCTGTTCTGAATAGTCTTGATTGCTTTAATACGATTCGGCTGAAACGATGTCAGCACAGTCTTGTTACTCCCGTACCGCGCCACGTCTAAGCCTAAATAAATATGATCGGATATGACTCCTTTGCCTTTAATATCTCCGCGCTTGACCGCTTTATCACACCAACTTAATGGTATGAGCGTGTCCTCACCTTCCTCAGGAAATTCCCCAAGAACACGTGAGATGAACATAGGAGACTTCTCTCCCCACTCTTCAGCCCGTTCATCAATCCATTTCTGAGTTGTCAGGTTAGGATATTTCTCCGGGTTCTTAATAGCGGGTGAGTCATAACACGATATGTGAAACGAGTTCCACAGCCTATTTTTGAATGCGTCAAAGAACGGTCCCGAGGGTGATGTCGGGTTTCCTATCAGTAAAGACTTGCTTCCGTGCGACGTTAAAATACCCTTCGATGCTTCATAAATCTTCGGGTCAATACCCGGCGCCTCGTCCATGACAAGCAGTATGTGCTCAGCATGGTGTCCCTGAAATCGGTCTGGATCGTCAGTAGATAGCCCGAGAGCGAACCACTTCTCCTCCAAGTTTAGTGAGGTCTTCAACAATTTCCCGCCTAACGGAACTCGGGAATTCTTGTATAAGCTCCAAATTTCCGCCCATAAAATCGACTCCACCTGACGATTGGTGGGGGCTGTCGTTATCACCCGAGACTGGTAATGACAACACAGAAACCACAGGGTCGTACACGCTGAGACGAATGTTTTCCCAACACCGTGACCCGACGCCACGCATGTGTTGTCGTTGTCTCTCACACTCTCTATGATTTCTTTTTGCTTGTCCCATGGCTCTACTCCTAACACATCTGTTAAGAAAAATACCGGGTCGTCCTTACACCTTGCTAAAAGAACCTTCGCATCTTTCGGGCTTATTGAATCCATACATTAAATGTCCCTCATTGTATGAGTAACCTTTTTAGGAGTTGGACGCTCAGAGTCCTTTACTAGGTCAGCGAAGTTGTAATAGT